ATTAAACCCCAGCCCGAAAATTTGGTAAACTGATTTTTGCGGTTTTGTTGCCTTAACTTTTCATTATCATTTTCCAAAACTGCAATCTTTATTAAATCTTCATTGTGTTGCTTTTCTAGTGTTTCAATAGTAGTATTCAACTTATTTACCAAGTATTGACTAGGAGGCAAATAAACGGTATCAGTGCGCGAATTATCTATTATAACCTTATTGGTAACTATTTTCGTAACCAAATTATTAAAGGTATCAATCACGGTTACGGTATCGGTAACTTTTAATGTGTCGCGTATCGTTTCCCCTTTTATAAATTTAGGCTCGCCCGGTGGAAAATACCTTTCGCAAGTTTGGCTTAAAAGTTCCTTATTCGCTGGAGTTATTTTAGTAGCAACGGAAATTTTTTTGTAGGGGTTGCATGAAGCGAATATAGCCAATATAACCACTATTGCGATTACAAACAAGGCTCTAAAATATTTATCTTTTATCATGGTTAAGAAGCTTATAAAAATAAATCAACAAAAATAAGTCTTAAAAAAGTTTCATAATCGCAACTTTCAAAATCATCGCCCCATAATATTTCTACATAATGACTATCATCTTCCTCGCTAACTTGTAGAATAGAAATACAATAGTTTTTATTCTTATCGTTGACTAATTTAACTTCAAATGCGGTTCTTTCATTATCCGAATCATCATTTACGGAAAGTTCAACTTTTATATCGCTATATTGTAGGGCATCATTTACCCAATCTTTAAGAAATTCTAATCTTCTACTTTCTATATGTGTCATAATTGTACGGTTAATTCTTTTTGTGTGAGTGATTTACAAAGTTAATAAAAAAGGGGTTAATAAAAGCAATATCCAAAGGGAGAAAGCTATTAGATAGATAAGGGGTTTTTTCATTTGAGGAGTTCGGGGTTAGAGTGAATGTTTCCCACAACTTCATATTCATGGTGAGATTTGAAAGGATAAATTTGATTTCTTAAACCGTGCTTAATAACGTGCCTTACAAATTCTGGTGCTTGATATTCTACAACACAATCGAGGTCTTCATTCCTTACAATATCGCCCTCAAAAATAGGGTTTCCGTGCTTATCTTTAAGCCCTGTGAAAAGTTGCGGTTCGCCTAGTGTGTAATCGCCTACATAGGTGCAATTTCCAAAAGCGTATGAGTTTGCGCCCTTAGTAATTTTTATTTCGGAAGTATCAAAGCGTATAAATTTGCCTTCATAAAAAACGGGTATTCGTATTTTTAATTCCATACCCTACTAAATCAAACACCGTGCCATTAAATAAAAAAACCCTCACATTTCTGCAAGGGTTTTTTCATTTATAAGGATTAGTTTCTAAGGTGTTTGCATCAATTGCAAATGTTCCAATAAGATTGAAAACATCGAATTTCCATTCGAGGAGTTTTTCAACTATTGTATATGGGTAACGTGTTGGGTCTGTTTTAATTTCAGAATAATTCATTGACGAAAAATTATGATAGCCTTCAAGTTGCCCTATTTCTTCGTCTGTAAGGTCGGATAGGTTTCTTAAAATTGGTTTGCAAAATTCATAATTAAAACTTTCTGTTATTGTTTCTCTAATTTCCGCAAGTTCTAATTGCTTCTTATTTGCCCCGTACAAAAGCCCTATTTCGCTTTTTTGCCCATAAATATCTACAATTATTTTTAACCCATAAGGTAAATAAGGTGCAATGTGTTTTAATTCCATACCCTACTAAATCAAACTTCATGCCACGTTTAAGAATTCGCAACAAACCACAATAAAAAACGTCCCGACAAATTAATGAAGGGACGTTTAGAAATATTGTGTTATTTATAAATTTTATGCGGGCTACACTCCGCGCGACATAAACCAACTTTAGAACTAATAATCGCATATTTACGCAGCGATAAGCCGGGGTTGCTTATTTGATCCGAATATGGAATAATATTTTTGCAAAGCGTGATACAACAAATAAACACTCTTAGGAAGTGAATTATAAGGGTCGATAGCATCAATATTAATTTATCCATAAACAACTAATGCAATAATACAAAACTTATGCCAATTAACTATTTTTTTCAAACCACTTCAAAGTATCAATACATTTTTTTTCGTAAAGTGGATCGGTTGCATAGCCAGCCTTAGCAACTTCGCGCAAAAACTGTTCAGAGTTGGAACGAACTAACCACGCCTTTTGATAACGTGAATTTTGTTGGAAGAAATTTGCATGGTCGGTAAATGATTCTTTTGCAGTCGGGTAAGCCCTAAACCAATCCTTCACTACATAATAAAATAAACCGTTCTTTGGAGTGATAGATATTATTTCGGGAAACTTTACATTTCCACTTTTTAAGACTTCTGTTGTAGTTAATAATTGACGTTCTTGTTTGTCACCTTTACTCCATTTTACACCAAATAAATTCCAAAAAGGACTTTGTTTATTCCACCCCGATTCTAGTGCGCCTTGTGTTAATGAAGCGTGATAATGTAAACCCGTTTCATTCATGCACTCAATTGCAAAGGGCTTGAAAAATGTGACGAAATCTTTAGGGGTTAAGGCTTTATTGGGTGTCATTTGTGGTTTCGGTTTTTTCAGTTACCTTAGTTTCCTTTTCTTGTATTATTACGTTGGTATTATTGCCTCTTACGAAACTTTTAATACTTTCAAATGTAACAACACCAAAGAGTAATAAAATGAAGCCAGCGAGCAATAAACAAAGGTAATAATTAGCATCTAATAAAGTAATACTGTACTCATTAACGGGAAACTTACCACTAGCAAACTCGTAGATAATAAATTGATAAGATAGATTGCAAATAGTGAACAGAACCGTAACCCAAAAGCCCGTTGTCCTTTTACTTGAAGGGTTGCCCTTTGAATCTTCAAATGTTTTTTTTAGCCAATTAATTAGGTTTTTCATACGGCCTTTGTATGTAGTTTATCAATTATTAAGTTTTTAACCTCTTTTATGCTTTCCCCCATTGCTTCTTGACTTGTAGCAATCTTAACAATGTTACCCTGCATAGAAGTCTGAATGACTTGGAATTGACCGTGAATAAGTTTTAAATTCTTACCCTCGTCAATTAAATGTGCGATATACTCGTTCGCGTGTACAAGTTTGGTATTAAGCAACTCAATCGAATTTTGTAATTGCGCTGCATTTGCTTCGCCTTTTGCTTTAATGTTGAATACCCATAAACAAACTCCACAAATCGCGCCTATGCACGTTATGCCTAGTGAAATTACACCTATTATAAATCCGGCGGTTATTGTCATTTTACTTGTTCGATTACTTGATTTTCAATTGTGCAAATAGTTTCATTAGCAATTTTCCACGGTAAACTCTCAAGTGCTTCGCGTATTATTTGATAATGTTTCGCTTGAATTTTAAGCGTTAATTCGGTTTCGGGTTTTACTAATTTCTGTTCCATATTAAAACATATAAAAAAAGTTGGTTTGGTTTGGTGAAATATATAAACTTGAAATATTTGAGGTTGCAAACATACAACTAGGATTTTGCGCCAATTGCATCGCTTCATTTCCATTGATTGCACGGTTGTAAATCCTTAAATTACGGATTGACCCATTTAAAGAGAAAGTATTTACCGCCCTATAACGTCCTAATTGTAAAGTATCTTGAGTTGAAACTATCGAAGGTATTGTACCCGTGTAACTTGTTTGAAGTTTACCGTCTAAGTATAAGTTACCACTATCTCCGGCCCCCGTTTTTACAATTGTAATCGTATGCCAATTATCTAAAGTTTTATCTAGGGTATAAGTCCTTAATGAAATAATACCGTTTTTGTAACCCCAATATATTTGATTAGATGAGGCTAAACTCTCAATAAAAAAATAGTCATCGCTTACCGTGGTAATGTGCATGGGTTGATTTGCAAAACTGTTAGCCCTTATTTCATAACTGAAAGTATGGTAATCATTACCGGCAATAAATTTATTATAAACCTGTGCAATGGAAGCAAACCCCGTACCGTCTAAAGTCAAACCGTTTGCATCTAATCTGCTCCCTGTTGAATTTAAAATAGCATTGTTACCATTTACACTATCATTTGATAAAAGCCCTCCATACTCCAAAAAACTCGAAGCATAAACAAGCCCACGGCTTAACGGGTGTACTCTATTTAATTGCTTAATCATTATCCGATTGAATCAATAGTAGTTAAACTTACATTAATTGCACACGCTTGATTAAATAAAGAACCGTCAAAAACCGCTCTTATTCTTACCGCCCCTGCGGGAACTTCAACACCTGAATAAATCTCTGCACTATCGTAAATGGTGCAACCTGTCGCGGCATTTACCAAGTCATCTTCCACGGTAACACTCGTATTTGCTACAATTGATTTTATACGGGCAAATTCTGAAAGTGAGGGTGTAGGATTTAAAATAAAAATAGTATCCCCCGCCGTTAAATTGGTTGTACTCGCAACCGTGATAACTTTTTGACCTGCTGCGGGAGTTCCCGTTGTTGGTTCTGCTTCACACGCCGCAAAGTTGGTCGCAAACTGCGCGAAAGGAAACCAACTATTATCACCGCTTGCGCTTTTAGAAAATTCTAAACGAATAATTGCACTACCTGTTGAGGCGGTTGCCGCCCCACGCCCAAATCTTACACCCATAATACCGCCTAAAGTAGTTGAGGTAATTTGAACCGTACCAAGTACAACCGTTGAAGCGGCTACTGATTGCATCGTTAATAAATCGGTTTGAACCGTTTTAGTATAATTTGCCATTATTTTTTATTTAAAAAGTTAGTTACTTTAGTAAGGTCGATTGCAACCCCTACCGTGAAATTTGCGTGTGCGTTTTCCATTTTAATTTTATAGTCATCCAAAGTTGCTTGAACGTCTAAATTAACGCTTGCAGTAAATGAAAATTCACCGTCTTTTGTGGTTAAATTTCCTACTGTTTCTTTGCCCTCGAAGGGTGTAAATTGTGTTTCGTATGCCATAATTATCCAGCGGCTACACACCGCCATTTTGAAGTTACTGTATTCCAAATAAAACCAACGTCTAAACGTGTGCTTGCTACTGTTGTTGTTGGTAAAGTTGCAGGGCCATTTTCAAAACTTGCGCCCCATGTAATTGCTCGACCCGTTCCATTATCTGTAAAAGCTAACCACAATTTTTGCGCTTCCGTTGGTGTACCCATTAAATTAGTAGTCATTGACGTAATCGCCGCATTTAAACCCGTGAAGTGCCTAAAATCGTAAGTGTCGGCATCTACTATCGGTTCTGCGCCTGGTGCGTTTGTTACTAATGTGCGAGGTCGAATCCGTGCATAAATTGAACCACCATAAACTCTTAGCAAAGGGTCAAACCCCGGATTTAGTGTAAAATCTGCGTTCCCATTTACATCAACTCTTATATTTAAATAAGCTGAATTATCGTAGCCAATTCTAACATGGTCGTTTCCCGTGGCATCAAACACGTTAAAATCTGCGCCCTCGTCACTCCCAACTGATAGCCTTTTAGTTGCGGCAACTAAAGTGCTATACCCAATTTCAAATACGCTAGCATTAACCGCTAAATTTGCCGTTTCTGTAACTTTATTTGTAGCACTTTCAAATAGTAAACGCCCCGCCGTTCCGCTTGTTATTGCGGTGGTGTCTATTGTTATTCCACTTGCAGGACTAGCCCAACTAGGCAAACCACTTGCTAATGTTAGAACTTGACCATCAGTTCCCGCCGCTAAACTTGTAACCTGTTTTGAAGCGTTAAGATAAATTAAGGTGCTTGCGGTTTTTGATGCAAAGGTGAAAATACCTGTATATTCAAATGTGGTATTACTTAATTTTATCCCCGTATTTGTTGCCGCCGCATCTTTAACGTCCTGTAATGAAGCCGAAATAATACCCGTTGTGCCTATGCGCAAACCTTTATCAGTTAAGAACGGTGAAAATTCCGTAATACTCATTTTAAAAGCCTCCGTACCGTCCTGTTCTTTGCCAGGTACTAACGTATCGCCCGAAATAGTTACACCTACTTGGGCCGCCGTCCTTAATTTATCTATCTGTTTTGGTGTTGCCATTGCTTATGTCCACAAAATTGCGTTTACTTCGTTATAGGTTATCCACGGTGCATCTTCATTCGTAAATACGTTGTTAAAGTTGCGTTTAATAATGTTTTGTGTTCTATTTTTAAGTTTCAAAGTTAAATCCACTTGACTACTATTATATGCTAAATCCCTCTTATCTATGCCTTCAACAACCAAAGAAACGTAATCATATTTTTGTTCATTTCGGTTATAATCACTTACATAGAACTCATTGTTTAGAATCAAATTATAGGTTATTAGCTTGTTAAATTTGGTTGCCATGTTCCATAATTCGAGTTTCCAATTATCGCTTATTTCATCTTGGATTTGCTTAATTACGCGTTTGCCATCGGTATATCTATCTGTAATGAAGTCGGGTTTTTCTTTTGTCAATCTACCATTTACACGTATTGAGGTCGGCCATTCAAAACCGCTCAAATCCATGTCCTCACTCATAATATACCCGTTCTGAATAGCTTGAATTTTAACGGTATTATTTGCGATCAAACAACTAAATGTCCTAACTTTAAAAGTGTGGCTTTCATAGTCGAATTCTTGGCCTTGTTTGGTAACTGTGCCGGAAATATAATAGTCACCGTTTCCATTTGTGGAGTAAACTAAATACCAATCAATAATGAATCCGCCGTACAAATCCTCACTTTCTAAATCACCGTAATCGTAAATTGTAGCGATTGAACTGTTAATAGTTATTTCAGTATTCGCCCCGGTTGCGTTTCGTTTGTAAAGTTTAAAACTATACCCGTCCCCCGTGAAGTCTTTTTTGAAGATAAAACTAAATTTGTCGTTTTTAAAATTGTCCACCCCTACTAAATCATGCAGGGCATATTCGCTTACGCAACAATCACAACACGAATTACAACTGCAAACATCTTGTAAATAATTAGAGTTAAGAGTTTCAATCACAAAAGCACGGCTAACGGTTGCCATTGATACACCCGTTAAAAATTGTTGTGTTGCGCTTTGTGTTTCTATCATTTTAATCGGCCCATAACCTGGCACTTAAATTATATTCGTATCCTTTTTGCAATTTACTACCATCTATCAAACATTCAGTATGCACTACTGTTGTACTTATTTTTGTGATCTTCAAATCTGTTTCACCCGTAACTGGTGAAAAAATTAGTCCTACATTTTCACCATTATTGCCATATCGTTCTAAGAAACTAGCAGTCGGGTAATTAGCCGGTTCAATTCTGTGCGCTGCAATCATATCGGCGGCCAGCATCGAAGTAGCGGCGTAACGTGTCCAAATAACTTTCATTAAAGTTTTACCACTTGACAAAATCGCACCTCCGTAATCAATAGTCCCGGCTTCATTAAATGTATAAACATCTTGAATCCAATGATCCGGCGTGTTTCTGTCATCGTCCCAATCGCACACAATAATAGGTACGGTTCTTTCTCTGTATTCAGTTAAAGTATAAGCGGTTGTAATCGCATCATAAGTAGTAACACCTACTTTTATAGCGGCGTGAATACGGTAATCGCTTAGTTCTGAATAGTTACTTGCTTTATTATTTAGGTTATTGAAAGGCTGGTTTGCATCATAAAATACTGTATCTACATTTGCATTTTGTAACCATGTTTGCCAATCAACCTTAAAGCCTACAAACCCACTATATGACGCAATTGTAGGGTCTAGGAATGAATTATAAGACGTAACTATTGAGCATCTTTTGAAGTCGCTATTTATTAACTCATTGTATAATCTTCTATCAGTACATGAAGCGTAATCAACAGTATATAAACCACCTTCTATTTTTGGTACAATGGTTAAAGGAAAACTATAAACCGAATTAGGGAAAACAAAACTTTCGCCCGTTACGGTATTGTAAGCTATTAACTCAAAACTTATACTGTTTAATGTTGGGTCGGCGGTTGTTCCTGCTAGGTTAATATTAAAATCAAACTCTAATTGCATTTCGTCTTGATCCCAAACCCTTACACTATCATTTACGCCCGGTGTAGCTGAATTAGTCGCGTATGGTTGTGCGTAATCATACAATCTCATTTCGGTAAAGTCCACCAATCCATCTACATCGCTATTAATCACATATTGCCCGTATGCGTATAACGTAACTTTATCGGTTACTGTATAATTTAAGGCTTCCTCGCCCACTCCGAAACTTAGTAAAAAATAATCAGTAGGAACTATTAAAGCCGTGTTTATATCTTCTATATCAAACTCAACAGTAAATGAAGTTGTGCTTAATACAGTTGAAACAACATTTTTAATAATGGAGTTTGCGCCGTCCCCCGTACTTGCTAAATCGCCGCCAAAATAATCGTATGCTATTCGCTCATTTGTACCTTGTGCAACACTTGTGAATCCGGGGGACTTAGCTATTTGGTGCGAAATAAACAAAAGTGTATTTGTGCTTATAATTGCCGTACTACTTGAAAATGTCGCGGTTACATGGGTGCTTTTCTTAGGCTCAATACCTATTACCGTGGTATCGCTTACATAAGTAACAGAATCCAAAGTATAAGGTATTGGTAAGTAATTGACGTTTTGATTAAACCAACGCGAACCACCGCCTAACAAATTATCGGTAAATGTTTTGTTATTATTATTTTGTCCTGTGTTGGCTCTAAATTCTATGTAAGGAATATAACGACAAGCATTACTACCTATAAAACCTGCAGGAGTTGAATTAACTAATAAATTGCCCTCGTATTCATCAGTAAATCCAGGCATTACAAAAATATGTTCAAATTCGTAATGTGTAGTGAATTCGTCCGTTGGAGTTGTGGCCCTCATTCTTAGGCTTCCTGTTTCAAAGTTTGGGTCAGTAGGCAAAGCATCGGCATAAGTTCCAACGGCGGCCAACGTACAAATATACGCCTGCTCAATCCCGGTTAATCTTTGCACAAAACTTTCACCCTCTGAATTATAAGGCAAACCGAATTTAAAGAATAAAGCCCCCGGCGTTCCATTGTATCTAAACTTTGAAGCCACGGCGGTAATTAATGTAGTAGGCGCAGTCCCAGCGGAAACACTATATTGTAAAATACTATTGGTTACGTTGGTAACTAAGCCCGTAAAAACATAAGAACCACCACTATTATAATATTTGAATGTGTCACCAACGGCAAACCCATCACCAATAAAATCACCTAATAATCTAGTACATTGTAAAGCCGTGGTAAAATCGAATTGTTCACCCGTTGTTATTTCACTTGTAACAGTTAATGTATATTCATAGTGTGCAAGTACACGTTCGCCCGCATTTGCTTTAAATTCACTACTTGCATAAGTAGAGTAATCCAAAGCAGAACCGCCAATAATTGACGTTGCAAATTCGCGTGTGTTTACTACTATCATTTTATTTTAGGGTTGCAATAATCAGTATCGGAAACGGTTATTAAACTATCTTTTATGCGATATGAGGCACTCAAAACAATCGTATCGTTATAATCTGCATTGTAACTTATTACTTCGCTAATTACGTTAAAATTTTGTTTACTTACAAATTCAATCCTAGTTAATTTATTTGTTTTGACCTCGCACAAATTCACGCCCATTTCATTCGTAAATTCAAAATAGGTATTTGGGCGCAAATTATTAGTCTTTACCGTATAAGTAACCTCAATTTTATTATAGGTCGGATCGGTATATTTTTTACACCCAAACAATAGAATAAGAATAAATAAATACTTCATTTTAATTCTGCTAAAAGTTTATTAAGCCCGTCAATATCTTCATTTCCTATCAATTCATCTATTTTATTCGCAATCTTATTTCCCTCCTCGGTTAATCGAAGTTGTGCCATGCTTTGATTAAGTCGTTCTACAAATGTAGGTAAATCGGTTAATATTTTATCTATCATGGAATTATTACGGTTTCGGTTAGTGACTGATCAAATACTTCGTTTACCCAAAAGTCTATTGTAGCCTTATCTTTATCAATTATCCATCTTATGCTTTCAACTTTCGCCTTTTTATTCCCGTGGTAAGTCGTGGCATAACTGCAATTTATTAACTCAATAAAGTTGCTGAATTTAAAAGAAACTACAATATCTTTAAATAATTGTTTTTGTCCGAAAGGATTTGAAGGCGCAAAAGAATCGCTTAAATGGTAACGCTTTCTTATTATTTCGGCGGTTAAAACTAGTCGGTTATTGTTCCCTGGTGTTGGTGTTAATATCTTAGGAACTCCCCATGTTTTACCGCTAACTTTTAAAACTCCAACCGAATAAGCCGCCGCCCTTGCATCTAAAGTAGCGATAAAATCATTTATAAGTTTTAGTGCGTTGGGTGAACCTTTAAATATTTTCGCGCTTATGCTACCTATTTGCGTAACAATACCCGAAAATGAAGTCATCATGTTACGGTAAAAATCTAATATTTTATTCGTTTCCGTTCCGACTGCATAATTCCCTAGTGCTAAACCGAAATTTATTTCACTAAATCCATTATTTAAACTATATTTTTTCTGCGTGGTAAAATTAGTATTAGTAATGACTTCGCAATTTGTACCTGTCCAATTCTTGATGGTCCATTCGTCCTGTAAATCCTTTTGAAAGGTATAAACTTTATTTGCAACTAACTCACCAATATTAAACTGTTTCACCTCACTTGCTTTTATGGTAGAAGGTATTTTGTAAGTGCTTAATGTGGTCCAATATGGATTACTGATATTATGTATTTGAATAACTCCATCAACAATAGCAAATTTCGCTTCAAATAATTCCTTTACCCGTTCAAACATATTCAAACAATTATATTCGTAATCGCTCGACTGTGGTAAGCCCGTTGTTAAGTTGTTTGCATCCGGCTTAGAAGGCATATAAATGAGGTCAATATCTTGTATAGTGGTGTTGAACCCGTACCCTAAATGTGTGGCAACTTTTTCTAATGCTTTTCTAAATGTAATACCCTTATTCATGTGAGGTATTGGCATTATAATTTCTAATATTTTTCTAGTGGTTTGGATTGCTTGCACAACCAAAATACCGAAAAAAACCGCATCAGCCACAACACCCGCAATATTCGCGCCTCCCACATCTGCAATAGCATCTTTTACAATTTGTTTGCCTTGCATAAATATGACGTACTCCATTATGGTTAAACTCAATATTTGCAAGTCGGTATCAAATGGTTTTACTATTGTAGGGATTGAAACAAAATCAGTTTTTGAAAACGGCGCAACACTATTTATATATCCGTAACTCAATGCTTTTAATCTATCATTTATCAAAGCAATATTATCACATTGTTTAATATTACATTCAACTTTTACGGGGGAAACTATTTTAAATGAGGGGTCTTTAAAATCAATTAAGCCATCAAATACCGTTCTTACTGTTGTGTTTTCAGTAACAATTATTTGAAGCGGTAAACCATTATAAACCGAAGCCGTGCCGGTCATTGATTTGCCAAAATAACCTATAATATAGTGCGCTGCCTCATTAACGAAAGTAATGTTTTCTAGGCTTATATTTGGCTGGACGGATTGATTTGGGAAAGTAGCAAGCACTTCTAATGACCTCCATTCAACGGGGTTGTAGTAGTGCTTTCCATCTAATATAAAATCTATCTCAATCAAAATAAACCTCTTTTAATTTGGTGATCCCTTACTATCCTATCTCTTTTTGTAGTGGTGTGAATAAAGCCTTTTTCTATTTCATCCCAATGTAATCTATACTCTGGAATCTCAATATTATTTATAGCATTTACCACACTATCTAATTTGCTTTCTAATTTCTCAATTCCATTTGTACGTGTCATTGTCGAGTGATAGCTAGGAGGCATTAATGAGGCTTGTCTTACCAAATCTTCATTTGATAAACCTTTAGGCAATCGCATATTTTGTTCCCGGTTCAAAATTCTTTCGTTGTCATGGATTACCGCTAATCTACCTCCGTTTTTGTCCAAAGGTTTGTTTACCGTACCCGTGTCCTCTGTTCCTTCATAAAACTGCGGTAATGCTTGAGCCGCTGCGATTAATGCTGCACTATCACCTAATGTTTTATTCAAGTCGCCGCCATTGTTGCTATATGCTTTCAGTAATGAAATAGCGAACTCCGAACGCATTTTATTACGTTCTAATTTCAATCTTTTTTCTTCTGCTTCTGCTTGTGCTTTTTGCTCAAAGGCGTAATTTTCGGCTGCATTTTCAACACCTTTTTGAGCCAATAAAGCTAAGGTTTGTTGCTTATCTTTAGCGTTCTGAATTTCCATATCTGCCGCCTTTTCTTTCCGACTGAAATAATTATCGCTTTGTTTTTGTAAAGTGTTTAAAGTTTCTTGTTCTTTTTTGATACGATCCTTCGCGGCCTTATCCCTTGCTTTTTCTTCTTCACTTTGCCTTTTATCTAAAAAGGCCTGCAATCTTTTGCGTTCTTCTTCCGTTGCGGCTTCTTCTATTTTTGCCCGCTCCTTATCGGCTTTCATATCTTCTTCACGCTTCTTTTTTACCCGGTCATCTTTGGCCTTATTCCATTCCTCATCTGCAATAATTTTCTTTTGCTGGATTTTAAAAAGGTCATCATTTGCCTTTTTTTCTAACTCCAAATTTAGCTTTTTAGATTTTTCATTATTGCCATATTTTGCAATATTATCTTCTTGCTCAAATTTTAAATTATCCTTTATTTTTTGTGAATCCCTTTGGTATTCGTCTTGTATATTGTCGGTTTGCGCTTTTTGTAAAGCACGGTAATAGTCTTGTTGAAGTTTCAACAAATCTTCATACTCCTTTTTTTGCTTCTTAATTTTTTCAGCGTTGCTGGCATCTATTTTTTCTTGTAATAGCTTTTGTTGCGCCGCCGTGGTGTATGCTAGTGTTCTATTATAAGCCTCTGTTGCCGAATCTAATCCTTTGAAATACTCATAAAAACCCGTCCCATATTTAAAGTTTGGGTTGCCTCTCATTCGAGCTTGTGCGTCAATAAGTTGCCCGCTTACATTGTCTTCGCCCCTTGCTTTTGCTAGTTCCGTTCTAAGTGTTTTTTGTTGTTCGATAAAGGTATTGTAAGCCTTTTCACGTTCTGCAAAAATTTCACGTTGTATTTTAAATGCGTTTTCTTCTTCAATAGTTAAAGTCCCGCTTGATTTGCGGATTGCAAGATTTGCATCTTCAATTCTTTTGACCAACCCGTCTATATTTTTTTCACTCTTTTCAAGTTCTTTATTCCAATCTAATTGCGATTTTGTGGCTTTATTGGTGTCGAAAATATAATCTATAAGTTTTGAACCATAAAGGGTAAGTAAGGTAATACCAAAAGAAATAAGGGTTTGCCATGATAAAACCGCTTTACCTAATTGTCCTAAAATGCTAACGGCTGGCTTCCCGCTTGCTTCTAGTTCTACATTTGCATCTTTGAGTTTCTTTATTTCATCCGTAAATTGTGGTAAGTTGTTGGAAATAGCCAAAAAGAAAGTACTCATTGAAACGGCGGCTGACGGAGCCTCCCTCGTTAATTGGTTTATACTTGCAGCCAATCCGTTATCCCCGGCGGTGTAATTTCCCACATTACGCCGAAATCTACCGCTTGCAGTTTCTAATCCATAAATTGCTAGTGTTTCAGTTTTTATTTTATCTAGTAACTCTGTACCTTTTATACTTTCCCTTCGAGCCTTACCCATTGCGTCATACTCTTTTATGAGTTTGTTTAATGAGGTTCGCATTTGCGACAAACTACCTTCCTCCGCTTTACTTTGTGCAATCGCTTCTTTAGTAAGTGCTAAGTTTTCTTTTCGGATATTTGAAATATTTACCGAATCGGTAATTACTTGCTTTTCTGAATCGCTTAACTGATCGTAACTTTTACTTAATAATAAATTTGCCTCTTTAGATTTAGCTTTTAAAATATTAAGTTCTTCAGTTAATCGTTTTACATCTTCTAAAGACTTGGTTAATGCGTCAATTTCGGCTTTGTTGCCTATCCCATTACTCCCGGCGTTAATCCCTTTAGCACTTGATTTTATCGCATCGGTTAGGGTATTTACAACAGTTAAAGTTTCGGCTGCACTTTGCCTTACGAGTTTGTAAACATCCTCGTCCGAAACATCACTATATAATATCTTACCCTTTGCCATGTTGCGAAATCATGTAATTATAATCGTTGTAAAATTCGTAAATAGAAGTAGTTTTTAAGTTAATCGATTGTTGCATAAACTTTTTAACCTGGCTAATAACTAATCCTATTTCTGCTGACTTTTGCTCTCTAAATAAATCTTCTATTTCCTTTTCTTTGATCTTGGCCGTGGTTCTTGCAAGTGGTGAATCGCTTAATATTGCTTCCCTCATTGCCATAACTAAGGCTTTAACTTTTAATAAATAGTTCCTTCGACTTTCACTAATTCCAAACTCATTAATAAAACTTTCATCTAGTTTATTCCATGCCTCGAATAACTGCGCTTCTGTTGCGTTCCCCTCTTTAATTAATAATGAAAGGTTACCCGTACTATGAATATCGCGCCACACGTCCATCATGCAAGTATGCACACTATCGTAAGCCGAGAATTTCGCGGGCCGTTTCATTGACGTAAGGAAGGGCAAATTCTGCCAGTTCATTACAATTTTCTTGAGTAAGCCCGAGTACCGGCCCATATTTTGTGTCAAAATCTTCGATCCCATCTTTATTAGTGAACATTACTAAATTTATTCCTGTTGGGTCTGTTGATACCATTAAACTTTGATACATTTCGCCAGTATCTAACCCTGTAACATGGTCAAACCTTTGCCCCTTTTCCTTCTTAGCTATAATTGTAGTATAAGAATAACTACCCAGTCTTTGCCCATTAGCATCTAATCCTTGTTCCCACATTTGAATTTCCGTTTGTAAGTGTTTTATTTCTGACTTTACGGGTTCTTTATCAAATGATAGTTCAAGTATCTCATCACTTTGTAAAGCGATTGCGGCCTCAAGTGCTTCAAATGGATTTGCCATAAAAATAAGGGGGAATTTCACCCCCATTATTCAAAAACTACTACTTACCTTTTTTTGGTTCTACCTGTTCGGTTTCAGGTGTTGCGGCTTTTACGAATTGATCGTAAACATTTGCCGGGTTTTCTAAATGTGGGTGTTGCTTTACAAAAGCCTCTTTACCCATCGCTTTAATGTCGTTAGGGTTTGCGCTAACATTTTCGATTTTAATATCTTTCATTTTTACAAATTAATTAAGGGCCTGTGATATAAACTGGGTTAATGTGGAATCCTGTTGTAGTACATTCGATTTTGTAAAGTACCCCCGTTGTCATTGAAGGAACTACAAATGTGTAGTAACCCGGAGCGGTTTCCGTTACCGTTGTAATGGTAATAGTTGCGCCCGTAGTCGTATTTGTATCAACAAAATCCGCTTTTACTAAACCTTCAATTAAGATAGGTACGTTTACAGAACCCTGTAAGGTATCTGCAACAATAGCGAACCCGGTAGCAGTTACGCTTATTGCGGTGTTGGCAATTAAATCAGCATCTATCAAACCTTGTAGCAAACGTAAATCATAAGTCATTGAAACGGCTTCAATCATTGCAATATCAGCGTCATCGAATGCTTGATCAACGGTAAATCCTACCATATTCATTTGTATTTCGGTATCCGAAGGAAATACAAATTTATCGGTAATCGAACCCAACGCAATCGCAATAGGATCAAGGATTTTGTAAGGTGTACCTTGACGGCGCGACCCAATTAAATTCCCTTTCTTATCAATCAAAAAGAACCCCCATTGATCCTTATTCATTGATTCGATTTTCTTTTTGGTTATTGGCGCATCTTCGCCAAAACCAAACATAACGGTACGCAACCCATCACTTACACGAATTTTGTTTAATCCGTTGTTGAAGTCTTGAGTAACTGGGTCGGCTCTTTCAGATTTGAAATCTAAAATAGGGCCTGTTGGCCTCCATGCCGTCACTTGTGTTTCCGTAACCTGACCCGTAAAAAATGCTTCATTTAACGCCGGGTTAGCGGTTAAATCAAGCCCGTTTATAGCCCCGGCGGCTGTGAGGTAAGGTAAAAATACTATTTTATACCCTTCTGAGAATAACGCCCTACATTTGGCCTGTCCAAAGTTGTTATTGACGTATCCGCAAGCGTGAAGTGATCCTGACATGATATATTTTAATTAACAAGTACAATAATTTTTTGTAACGGGTAAACTTAATCTTACTTCCACCCCCGCCGTTGGTGTTGTAAATAGTGCTTTTAAATAAGCCGTTTCACTTAGGCTTCCGCAATCCGTGTGATACCTCATTGAGTAATCACTCTTAATTGTTTCAAATGATTTGTATAATTCGATTTGTTTAATGAAGGAAATTGCTAATCGTTGCATTGGCGTACAATAGGCATCGTGCTTATCGTCCGTAAATAGCCCCGGTTTTGTATCTACCATAAACCATAAATGAAGTTCTGCTACCTTACCTACTTTGCTTTTTGGATCAACTCTAAAAACATCGCTTTCAATTTCTTGTAAGTAGATTAACGGGTAGGTTATATTGCCTTTTAAGGTTTGTGTTATTTGAGCGTTTACCGCCGACTGTGTACCGTGAAGATATGAGGGTGCGTTTAATGAGTAAGAACCTGGAGTTAATACGTCATCACTTTCAACAGTCACATAATCTTCACCAATGGCAACAATAGGGTAAGAACCAACAGAACCACCTACATATCCATAACTAGGATTTTCGCAACTAATCAACTTATAGCGTGGAGTTTCACCCGAACCAACGGCAACTACTTCTACCTCATCAACTGTAAATGTAGTTGAGAAAGTAGTCATAAAATCTGCTATTAGTCTTGGTGTTGTTTTCAAAATCCTAAGCTATTTTTAAAGTTAAACAGTTCTTTGAAACGGGTGTAAATTGGCCCGTTCCAATCCCAATAAGTACGATTATTTTTGTAGTCAATATAGTTTTGCCAAACGTAATCCGAACCGCTCATAACAGAAATCAAATAATTGTCAATAGACCTATTTAATTCTACCATTTCATTCCAATTAGTTACAATTTTTGCAGTTAAAGCCACATTGTTTGCGTTTTCAACTACTATTTGCTTTTCCCCCGAAATTGAGGTATTACTAATTTTGGATTCTAAATACTTGGTATAAATATAAATTGCTATTGCGCTAATCTTTGGTGAGGTTTGAAGCATACCCGGCCATAACTGTAATTGCCCTTGTCTATCGGTATAGCCAGATGCAATTCCTTCTAATAAATCATGCCATTTACCACTTGCAGGGATTGAAGCCCCTGTATTGGTATCGGCTACATATTCCAGATACATACTAGGTCCAAACAATAATTGTAAAAATTCTTTTTCATAACGAGTTATTAGAATATTTAATTCTGCTAATACGTTTGAAGCGGAACTGTTACTATCAAGTCCGGCTACATAGTATGTATCTGTGTAATATGTTGAATCAATCATTATTAATACTTTCTGCGATAAAGATAAACGCCCGTGCCTGTTACTTTGGTTGTGGTCATAACGATTGCAACTCTGTAATAAAGGTAGGGCGCAACGTCCAGATAAGGACTAGTTATTTCCCAACATTTAGTTTGCGCCGTGGTTACGTTTGCTAAAGTAAAAGTGTCGTTTTCATAAATATTAAACGGAACTGCACTACCATATCCATTTACGGGTATTCGCTTAATCGTTGGAATATTTACGAAATTCGTCCCATCTATTGAACCTTGTAAAAGACAGTAACCGGCAACGGTTGAACCCGTATTGGCTACCTTAGTAATAATAGGTTGAATAACTACATACCCAGCAGTTCCAGACGGGACGCCCGTAATGGTTGCGGTAATGTATTCAGTAGCTGAACTATCAACACTACCGCTCGCGGGTGTCATAGCCGTTTGTGCTTTTAACCCGATAAAGCATAAGGTTGTGAGTAATAAAAAAAGAATCTTTTTCATGTGTGAAAAAATGGTTATTTATGTGATTTTTTTGGTTTAGGTGGATTGATAGGCTTTACTTCTTTTTCTTCTGCAATGGCATCTTCTTCGCTTTTATACGAACCAACACCACGGCGAACTAAACTAGAAGCAATAGCGCACGAAGTAATAAAGGATTCACCGGGTAATTTCCCGGCGAACTCCTCATTTAATATTATTTCTTTCTCGTTCCGTTTCATAATTAAGAAGCTAAAGTAACTAAAGCCGCATCAATATCAGAACAATACAAGAACCCTGTTTTATCAACAGTACGGATTAAGAACAACAAACGTTGTCTTACTTTAATAGTCATTTCATCTTCAATGAATTGGTTATTCACAAATCCTTTTTGAAGTGTTGCGCCTACTTTTTCGTAGATACGTGCGTAACGATTATCGCCTACTACTAAGGTATTAGCGGTAATTGCGTTACACTCAATTACTGTTATACCTTTCACGTTTGTTCCATCTCTAGACACAAATGGAGGTATAATATAATTGTCGTTGTGATCCTTTGATAAGGCCATACGGTTAATATCGGTGATATTCATTACGGCAAAGTTTGGCATATACTTAGAACCGTACAACTTAGTGATTCCTTCGCTCATTTTAACAATGAGGTCATAAATACTAGGTGCTTGAATTCCGGCGGCAACGGCTGTATAAGCAGTTGCGCTATTGGTTAAACCCGTTAAGGTGTTAGAAGTTCCGTCACCTGTTGCTAATTGAGTATCAACAACAATAGCCACGTTGGTTTGCAAGAACATACCCAACTCGGCGGCAAACATATCTTCGTCCTCAAAGAACTCCTCAGTAACGGGTAAACTGTCCCCGATTTTCTTTAATTCCAAAGTGTACTTTTGCCATTTCGCGGTACTTTCCGGGAAAGCTGCACCTTCAGCAACAGAAGCGGCTGCACGTACAGTTGTAGCGGCATCCCAATCATAATAACGTACTGTTCCGTTATTGTTAGTTCCTAATTGAACTTTAGGGAACAAATCGTAAAGGGTTAATTTGCGGTGCGCTAATTGTCCAATACCTGGCACTTCGTAGGCTTGTGCATTGTCGCCAATAGCACTTCTTAGAACCAACGCTTTTACTGCAACTTCTTCACCATCTCTTGCACCTCTGGCCATGGTTTTAATGGCGGTCATGCTACCTTTTAACTCTTTGGCTAAATGGTTTACGGGTTGTCCACCGTTTGAAGAATTGTCTTTCATTGCGTTTACTGCTTCGCGTAATTCCTTTAGAATGTCGGCATCGCTTTGAAGTGTTGCTTTCAGTCCATCAATAGCGGTTTTAACCGCAGTTTCAATGTCTCCCGTTTTGGCAAAGTCCTTCACGGCTTCGTCAATAGCTTTGCGGGTTTCGGCGGCTTCGTGTGTACGCTTATCCGTTGCGTATTTTTCGCGTTCTTGATCGGTCATTGCGGTTATTTCCGCGTTTGATTTGTAAGTGAACATTTTAAATTAAATTAGGGTTGTAAATAAATTTGGAAACTTTTTGAGTGTCATTTGACGGCTCGATTTTTGAAAGTGTTTGCACGGCTTTCGTATTTAATACGGGTGTTAATATGTTTGAACCATAATTAACACATGATATTTCTAGTAATTTGGCTTCTGTCACGGCGAAAAAATAACCCTCTTCCTCTGCCTTTTCTCTATTAATAACAGAATCTATGTATTTATTCCAATTGGCTAAATACTCTTTATAATACTCGTCTGTACTATTTACACAATAGAATAAACTAACATATTGCATACCTACACTATGCTGGCTTATTTCGCCCGTTTCGTATAAATTATAAATAGCAGGGTTAAGTATTTTGCTTACTTCTGCATCAGCTAATAAACAGGTGGTTCGCCCCGGTTTATCTAAACCCAACGCCAATAGACTTACACTTTCTTCGTACACGTCCGAAAACTTACCTACCCTTGCGGCTACTTGGTTTAAATGGTCGTGCAAAAATAATATTGATCCTTTGCGCTCTTGGATTGACTTAGAGAATATGCCTTCTTGGTGTACGTCATCATGTGAATCCAACCACCCATAAGTATTGCCTACAATAGTTTTCCTCAATCCGTTATTCGTTTCCGATTTAACCGCAATTCCTGTACGGTGTGACGATAAAGTAAATGGGTCGCAATATTTAACACTAGCGCGCTTCATTGCCGTTATCTCATGGATATTTTCAGCAATATGCTTTATAAGTGCCTCTTTTGTGAATAAACTTTTATCGTATATCATTTTCTTACGATTATATTATTTTTTACGGCTTTATCGCGTTTTTCAAGTGCTTTTGCAATTCTTTCGCGCTTTTCTTTTTCGGTTTCTTTAGGCTTGGTTTCCATTTTGAGTTACTTTATTTCTTACAATTTTTTCGCCTGTTGTAAATGTTGTACCAGCCCATGTATTGGCCTCTTCTACACTTACACCGTTATTTAATAGGTCTAAATATAACTGTGCTTTCATATCAGCAACCTTCGCCCGGTCTAATTCAAAGACTTGTACAAATGGCAAATGATCCCAACTCAATCCTATTTCTTTATTCTGTAGGTCGTATCCAAACATTTGAGTTAATCCCATTGCGAAATCTTCGCCCTTTGGTGCTAGTGAATAGCTTACATGACTTGCACGTGCTTTCTCTTGATTCTCGAATGTACTTGAATTATATGCCTCTAAAACATCTCTAGGAATACCATACATATTACCAATGATATAGTAAGCATCTAGGTAGGCCGTATTAAGTTCTAAGTTAGCGTAATTTTCAACAAACCTTTTTATCTCAAGCATTGATTTAAAAGCGTGTACGGTTCTTTTGCCGTTCATTTTCTTTTCTATGCTTTGCTTTTCGGGTTCGCCCATTTGCGCAACTGCTACGTTATTAGGGTCAGCAGTACCGGCAACCATAAACTTACCCGCGTATCTTAGGTTAATATTCGCGCTATCAAGTGCTGCCTCACTATTGCAAATGACTTTATAAAGTGCGTCAATCGTGCTATTGCCTTTGAAATAATTACCTGTACCGTTTGATAAGTCAGTATTGATAATTAACTTATTCAAAGGAAATTGAAACATTGAACCGTCATCATATCTGTAATTTATAACCGTTTCAAATA